ACCCGAGGTAACCACAGCGCCCGAAACCGATTGGGCCGAGTTACCAGTGGTCGTGCTACCAGTAACGCCGCCAGCGCCACCAACCATGTACAGGTTAGAGCCGATGTAGTACGGGTTCAGGTAACCAACGGTAGTGCTGGTGTTAGCCAGCGAGGTGCCTTGAGTCGTAACCACTACCTTCATCAAAGCGCGCGGGTCATCAACAACGATAGCTTCAATATCGTTAGCAGCAGTGCTAGCGGGATAGTACTGGGCAAACAGCCTTTGACTAGTGGTCGGGCTGGTATACGAACAACCCAAGAAGATGCCGATAGTACCGGCAACAGCGGTGCCCGGCGACGAAGCGGCGGACATCGACGAACGAACAACAGTACCGCCAGAGATTTGAACTACATCACCATAGAAAATGTTTTGGTTGTAGTTGTACTCAATCGGTAGCTTGCGGGTAGCGCCAGCATACGGCAACCCGTCAAGACGATTGACTGGCTTAAACCCATACGGGGCAGAAACAGTCGGATAAGGCATCATAAACTCCTTAGATTATATTTAACCTTTGCCAAAGGTCGTCGACGACTTGCGCTCCTTAAAGAGCGGCATACGCGGATCACTTTGACGCATCAAGTTGTTGTCCACAGCTTCCGTCTGCGCTTGAGTCTGTTTGTTAACGTGATCATTACGTTGTTGAACAAACTCCACAGGCGTCTTGCAGAGCAACAACCCGCCGATCTCAATGTTGTCCTTATAACGGGACGACGGATCGACTAGCAGTTGGAATTTTGGTTGTTCCTCAATAGTGACGGGCTCCCAACCTTCACGGAGCTTGGCCGAAAGGTTGCGCGGGTCAGGCGTATTAAGGGTCGAAACGCGAATCCAACGATAGGCATAGCCAGGTTGACGATCCGGTTCCGGAAGCAGCTCAGGCGGCATCCACTGCTTGGGACGCTCTTGGGCTACACGGGTTTCAATTTCACGAGCAATTCTAGTTTCAGCCATTTGAGTTCTCCGTCTTCAAAAACTCCCTGACATATTGTTCAGGTGTGATTTGCAGCTTCTTAATCAAAGTAAGCTGGCTCTGCTTCAGCCTGACCTTCTTGGGGGCCGTACTGCGCGTTGCGGGAGCTACCACAGTTGCCGGTTTTGAACGGGACTGCTGGCCTTGCTCGTCTTCTCCAAATTCCTCGGAGAAACGTGAACGCATAGTTTTGTCCAGTGCGCTGTAATACTCATCAGAACCCACCTCGACGCCACTATCCCTAAGCTCTTCATGAACACCTAGGGCATATGCCGTCATTCCCTTATTGCGTCCAAACCACTGATTGCGCTCTTGCCACGCTTCAGCTTTACGGTCAACGCGCGGGGGCGGTTGATACTGTGGTTCTTGTTGTACTTCTATTTCCTGCTCTTGTAAAGAGGGGATCCTAAAGCTATTTGCCTGCATTAGCTTCAAATTAGCAGTCTGCATGGCCTGCTGAGCTTCAACCAGCCTGTCGCTATCACCAGAGTCATATGCCTCTTTATAGGCACGCTTCGCCATATCCAATTCCATATTGGCGTTGCTTTGAATGGTGCTGACGTATTCCTTTTCCCCGGCAGTGAGGATCGTCTTCATCCGCTTGTTTTCTTCAACAAGCTTTTGCGCAAACGCTAGCGCCTCATTGTGTTCACGCAGAGCAGCCTCTTTCTCACGGCGCTCGTCGTGCCACACCTTTCGCATCTGTTTGAGCTTCTCCTTGACCACATCGTCATAAGAATCAAGCTCATCGCGCTCAAGCTCTTCCACAAGCGAGCGCGGCATAGGTTCGCGGCCACGGTCTTCCGATGGGGTGTCATCCTCGATCTCAATCTCAATCGAGGGCTTCTCCTGTTCATCAGGGAACTTGAATTCATCAACATCCATTTGAGGCATCTTGTCTGCTCCTTATTTACGTTTAATGCCGCGCGGGTCATCAACAACCCCTTCTACGGAGTCATCGTTAATGATCCTGAACTCGCGGCCATGAATCACCAGCCTTGAGCCAGCATGCGGGCGAACCAATACAAAGTCACCCTGTTTGCACCACGGTCCCGTGGGGAACCGCTTTTCATCCTTATAACAATCAGGACCCAGATCCACGACGAACAACACCGTGGTCATCAGTTCCTCATTGCGAATGGTCAAATCTGCTTTGACCAAACCGCTTTCCTCAAACTCTTTGTCAATCTCAGGAATAGCGCACAGGATCCGGTAACCACTCGGCCGGGGAAGTTGTTTTGCCTTATCTTCGTTTGATGCATCGAATTTATAGGCCCCGACAACCTCGGGGTTGCTGGCGTTTGTAGCCAGCAGGATGCCATCAGTCATCCGCATTCTCCAGATTAGAAGCGAGGTCTTTGATAATCGAACACGCAGCCTCAAGACCCCTTATTTGGCCACATGCAAACTTGTACTCTTCATAAGAAGAACAATTACCCACCGAGATAGCGTCAGACAGCATTTGAATACGATCCTGATAAGCGCTAATCAGATACTCAAAGTTACGGTCCATCGCTTACTCCCGTCCCTGCTTGTCAGAAAGATGCTTCAACACGTCAATACTTAAACGCGCCATCTCTTCTTCCCGGTTGTTCTTCAAACTCACAGCTGTCTTCAAAGCATCAATCCGAGTCCGCTTGTCTTCTGTCTCTGCTTGAGAGGCAATCCGCTCGCGCTCAATCTGAAGCTGTTCAGATTTAAGCTGCGCATCCATCTGATCTTTTTGCGCTTTACGCTGGGCTTCTTGCATCTTGATCTGCAGCTCTTGTTGCTGCAGCTGAACCAAAGGATCCTGCGCTTGCTGTTGAGCAGCTTGTTGCGAAACCTCTTGCGAGTTCTTGGCCAGGAGTCTTTGTGCTGCCTGAGCCAACAAGGGCGACAAACGAGCCTCAACTTCAGGATCCAAGTATTCCGTATCCCCAGCTTCATCCTTCATTGGGGGCAGCGGCATGCCAAGCTGTTGTTCAATCTGCTTGCGATACTCAAAGCCCAAATGCTCATTGACGTGCGCCATCATCGCAGCGGACATCTGTTGAGCCATGGGGTTGCCTTGTAACAGCTGCTGAATCTTCGGGTCCTGCATGGCAGCCATGTGAACCTGAATATGAGCCTGATGGTCTTGATTAATGAAAGCCTTAACAGGCTTCATCATCAGAACATTCTGGTTCTCACTAACCGGATCAACCGGCCGCATGTCATCTTCCATCGGGAGGAGCTTTTCCGCATCCTTAATCCCCATCACATCCAACATCTGCCGATTAAGCAACGGCATGTTGAAAATCTGAGGATTACTCTGGGCCATTTGGAACACAGCCTGCATCTGAACAATCTTCTGCGCCATCGTCGCAGCGTTCGGATCAGATACCGGAATAACATCTACATCGTCATAGTCCGATCGCTTAGCAAAACGCGTCCCAACATCCGGCTCGTACGAATAATCAGGCGGCGTATAGGCCGCAATAATCTCTTTGAGAAGGCCCAACTCTTGTTTCATTGAGTAATGAACACGCGCCTGAATGGCAGACATGTTCTTTAGCGTCCGCTCAAGAATTGCCAGAGTCGTGCCCACAGGAGCTTGAGAGGACATATCACTGATCTGAAGATCAGTTGAGTTAGCCGCCCGTCGACCCTCTTCAACAATCTTGTCCATCAAGCCGGCAAGAACCTGACTCGGCTCCTTATAAGGGAGCGGCAAGAGGTTGTCTCGCAGGGCTCCCGAGGGAACGTCTACATCTCGCCACTCTCCCGGACTAATCGGAGTGTCATCACCCTTCACCCGCATACCACGGGTTTTGAAACCACCCGGCAGGTTAGACAGAGTTCCCGCATCTACAAGCTGGCGGATCAACGAGGTGCCACTCTTGGCAAACGCACCAATAAGATGGATCAGACCAAAACAGTAAAAGCCAAACCCTGGCACGTAGCCGTAGTGAACAAAGTGCTGGCGCTTACAGTGAGTAGGATCGCCCTCTTCCCAGTTCCTACGGATAGCCAGGATTTGTTGGGTGCCCTTTTCAATCGTGACTACATAAGGCAGAGCAATCCCGGTCGGTTCGCCAGAACTATCGGTGTGTTCAAAGCCTGCAAGGTCAAGATCCACGTGCATTTCAAGGATCTTGTAGCGATCGTCAGAGGTAGCCCTAAAACCCAGCTTCTCAGCGATCTTCTTCTCGACTTCATCCAGAATGTTATCTGGCGCGCCGAGGTCGATATCCCGGTAAAAACCTGCAACCTGTAGCTTTTTGAGCTCGTTCTCCGTCTTGCGCATGACGTGCGTCACACGCGGAGAGGTCTCAAGATTGGCCGCACCATAGGGCACGACCATATCTTCAGCCGGCACAAAGATAGAGACCTGACGTTCAAAAGAGGGATCGTAGTAAACCTTCTTAAAGGCATTCCCCGAAAGACCCAAGCCCCACAACATTCTTTCGTGTTCGGGGCGGTACTCTTTCATCACCTCTGTAAGTTGGTAGTTCATGTCAGCCTGGACTCTTTCAGCTGACTGCTTCTTATCTACCGTCTCTTTACCAATGATCTTGGTACGTACAGGACCAGCGGCCGGGAAGGTGGCCATCATGGTTTCACTTTGGAACTTAACCAGGGCTTCAGACAATATGGGGTGGTAAACACCACACGCCCCTTCCCACGGTTCTGCTCGGTCTTCGATCTTCAAACCCAAGAGTTCCAGACCATCTACATAGGTCTGCATCCAATCCCTACGGGAGGACACGTCTTCATCAAACTCACCCAAAAGATCGCCGGCAATAAGTTGAAGCTCTTGCTCGCCCATCTCTTCAGCCAGGTTCATGCTGAACTCCGGCTCCATGGGGCGAATCTCCAACTCCATGCCATCAATCCCAATGGTCACCGATTCGGGATCTTCAATCTCAATCTCAAGAGCCGGCTCTTGCGAAACCTCTTCTAGCCCAAGCGGCGCCTGGTTAAATACCTTCTCGATGGCCATAGTTAGTCCTCTAATTGATTGCAAAGCTCATCAAAGGTCAGATCCTTTGAACTACCTAAAAACTCAACACTAAACATGTAACGGTCACCAATATGGTTGATCACCATGTGAGGCACCTGCGTGTTAAAGGCGTAATAAGTCTCTGGAAAATACGGGATCCGTCGAAAACGAAAAGTTATCGATGGGTCTCCATCCATAAACAAACAATCGCTCTGAACATCCTGCAAAAGCATGTTGATGCTGACCTTACGTTCTGTGTCTGTATGCCAGTTATAGCAAGTGCTCTCCGGCATCCTTAAGATCCCGGCATGAAAGGAGTGCCTTTCAGCTAGCTTGGCAAAAAACGGGTCTTTCAACAAAATCGTTACCGGTACAGGTAAGGCTCTAAAGTTGTAGTACGGCATCCACTGTTCAATCAAAGACTGTTTAACAAGCTCCATCAGGGGCTTAACAATGTTTGAGTGGCCGATAGGCTTATACATCAGTAGTACTCTCGTTTCCTTTGATACACCGGCTCATCTTCTTCATCTAACGTGGTTCTAATGAACCCGCCACGCCTAAAACGCATGAGCGCCAAAGATACAGTATCTACATAGTCATCATGTTCTCCGGCAGGAAAACTGGCAACTTCATCAATCACCTCTTCAGCCCACTGAGTGTTAGGCGCCCACACCCTAGCCGAGGCGAAAATGTCTGACACCGCGTTCAATCGGGCGATCTTGTCGTTACTCTGACCCGCCTTGCCTCTCACAGGGGTGAATTCCTGAACCGGAATCCCCATAGCCCTAAGCTCATAGATCAACGGGCCACCCGAGGCCTTCTTTTCAATCATCACCGCATCAGGATCCCACTCCTTATAGAGCTCTAAAGTCTTCCTTTTAAGCTCAGGGAACTCAATACGGTCTCTTTCCGCGTTCAAAAGGATGATATTGGCCTGTTCCACCCCATTATCATCGGCTTGATAGAACACACCCCAAATCGTAAACGCCGAATAGTCAGCCTTATTGTGTGCTTCATACGCCGTATCGGCTGCCATCAGGACAAAATCACACGGGGGAGGATGGGGTTCTTCCCAAACCTGCCACCACTCTCTCTTAACAATAGCCGAAGCCTCAGAGGTGGGGTTTTGCTGGTACTGCGCCATCCATTTCGAGTTAGGCAGTTCATCTTTTAGAGCTTGTAGCTCTTTAAGACTCCAAAACTCGGGCCATAATGGGTTATCAGAGGGCAAAATCGCAGGAAATTCAATGACTTCCCACTCATCACCACCTCTTTGGGCAGAGGCTCTTAAGACCTGGCCGGTCAAATCCCGCTTAGACCAGCGGGTTTGCACAATAATAATCGACCCGCCAGGCTGTAAACGCTGTCTTGGGCCAGAGGTAAACCACTCATAGACCTTATCGTAGATTTCAGGGCTGGTTTCAGCCAGAGTGGCTTCTTGTTCACTATGTGGATCGTCAATAATTAAGAGATCCGCACCTTTACCGGTCACAGCACCACCGGTACCGATAGCAAAATACTCACCATTTTTATTGGTCGACCACCGTCCTGCCGCTTTAGAGTCGGTTCTAAGCGCTACATTAGGAAAGATCTTCGTATAGGTATCCCCATCCACAAGGTTTCTAACCTTGCGACCAAAACCAACAGCCAGTTCTGCCGTGTTAGAACACTGAATGATCTTCTTATCCGGGTACTTACCCAGAAACCAAGCCGGTAGTAGGTAAGAAGCAAACTCAGACTTCGTATGCCGAGGAGGCATGTTAATAATTAGCCTTTTCAGCTCACCCCTGGCAACCCGCTCAAAAGCTCTTGCCATCACGGCATGGTGTCGACCAGAGATAAAGTTAGGCCACATGGTCTTAACAAAGGTTAAGAACTCCTGCTGACCCCGCTCCCGCTTAACAGAGTTAGCGTACTCGTCCGCTATCTCTAAAAGATGCTCCCTCTGCCCCTCCGGCATAGCATCTATAACTTTGAGAAGCTTGTCCTCAGGGAGACTCTTCAAGATCTCAAACAGATCACTCAATGTTCCTGATCCTCAGGTAAGAAGGTCTAATAGTCCTAGCCGCACCTTTGATGTACTTGCAGTAACCCAGCTCCACAAGTCTTTTCATCTTCCTATGAACGTTACCTCTCCCCTTAACCTTTAAGACAGTCATAAGGTCATCCACGCTCGGGCCATAGCCGAACTTCTTCCACCACTCATCTATCACTAAGTAAAGATCATGCTGTGCCGGGGTCATAGGCTATCTCCGCATTTGCCACAATCGGGTCCATAACACTGTCACCTTCCTATAAGCACCCATAGAGATCAGCTCCTCTTCAGTCCTCTCCATCCCACCAGGCGCTACGTAAATCCCCTGCTTCGTATAGTGCGGCAGCCAAGGCTGAGACTTAACAAAGTACATAACAGCCTGATCCCCACCCATCTTCGCTTCCATACCATCCTCAGTACAAATATACCCATCCCCAAATTTACAAAATATACCCCCCCGGGGTCAAGCATCCAAACAACAAGGGGGGGGTATTACCTAAAACAATTATCGATAATTCCTACTTTAACAAATGTTAAAGTAGAGATCATCGATGATCATCATCGATAATTAGTACTTTAACATTGTTAAAGTACGGGGCAGTGGGCAGGGATGAGTGACTCGCTAAAGTCACTGGATCCGATGTGCGGCTCGCTAAATGCACACCATAGGATGAGTGGAATACTAAGCTATGGCTGTGCGCAGAGCCCGGCCGATTTAGGGGGTGGCCCCCTCCCCCGTGGTCTCGCCGGCAGAATCGACAAGCCCCTCCCCCGCCGGCTTGAGCTCGGCCAATAGGTCCGGCTCGATGGCCTGCACGTCGACGACAGCGAGAGCCTGGCGTAGCGAATCGACCAGGCGCGTCCGAGCGTCGCCAGACTCCGTTACCTTCACCAGTTCGCGTCTCTCGGTAAATGCCGCGACCTCTGTCACCTTGCCGAGTAGCTCGAGCGCCCTTAGTCGCTGGGCATCCTTCACGTCCGGGTCGACCGCCATCGCCGTCAGCTGTTCAATGACCAAAGAGCGTAGAGCGGCGGGGGTTGCGTATCTTTTAGCCTCCGCTGCTACCTTGAACGCCTCTATCTGCAGTGCCACGCGAGGGTTAGCTGCAATCCTCCGCCCTTCTACACTCTGTGCGCCGGGTGTTGTGTGTGTGTCGTACGCCTCCCGGTACGCCCCGGCTTTAGTCGCACCCATCGCCACGGCCTCCGCAAATTTGCGCTGTTTCGGTGTTAACGCTTTCGTTGATGATCTGTGAGCCCCTACCAGCACTTGGTCTATCGGGACGGTCTTTAGTGTTTCTGCCACTACCTTACGTGTTAGTCGTGCCATGGGTATACCTCGGGAATCGGTGCATCAGTCTAGCGCGCTTCGCGCACAACGACAAAACGCCCCCGCGTACAATCTTGCACGACACGCTTGACAGTCAACCCGTGATACTTGACAATGACCCTACGCGAACCTTCCGCGTGCCACTAGGAACCAGAACCATGTCTATCTATACCGAACACGGTTACTACAACCGAGCCGACTACCTGAAAGACCTTGCCGCCGAAACTGGCGTTCCGCTTTACGTTGTCGAAACCATGGCCGACTTGCTGGGGCCGAATGAAGACTTCGACGGGCTGGTATCGGCCCTCGAAGATTACGAGCTGTTTTCTGACTAATCACCCGGCGGGCTCCGGCCCGCCTCTTTCGACGAGGACAACATGAACAATTACAACGGCTGGACCAATTACGCCACGTGGCGCGTTAACCTTGAGATGTTCGACGGTATCAATCCGCACGAATACCACACTTTTTCCGACGCTGTCGCTGGCGAGGGCGATGCAGCGCAACTGGCCGGCTTGCTGAAAGACTACGCCGAGGACCATATCTACGACGCGACGGAAGATAGCCTCGTGCAGCACTACGCGCTCGCCTTTATCTCGGACGTCAATTGGCAAGAGATCGCCGAGCACATGGTGGCCGACTACTGCGAGGTTGAAGAATGAGCGCGCGCACTCAATGGCTAATCGTTGACGACGTGCCGAGCTCACACATTGGGTATCGCGCCATTGTGGACAGCGACGGGAC